CGGGCTGGACCCCGAAGACGCTGGTCGAGGAGATCCTGGAGATGCGCAAGCAATCTCAGGATGCCTTCCACTACGGCCCCTGGGTGCTGTACTTTGCGCCTGCCTGGGACATTTACCTGGACCAGGACTACAGCGACAACAAGGGTGACATCACTCTCCGGCAGCGTATCCAGCAGATCACCGGCATTTCTGCCGTGACCACTCTGGACTACATGCCCGATTACGACGTGGCTATGGTGCAGATGACGTCGGACGTGGTTCGCATGGTTGTTGGTATGGACATTATCAATATCCAGTGGGACACGAACGGCGGCCTCCAGAAGAACTTCAAGACCATGTGCATCATTGTGCCGCAGTTCCGTGCCGATCAGAACGGCAACACCGGTATCGTGTACGGCAAGGTGTAAGCCTTATCTGGCTGACGATTTATCGGACCTTCTATGTGGCCGGGCGGCTTAATCGCCCCCGGCCACTAGTAGGACCGAAACCTAACACAATTCTTTTCAGAACAGGAGACCAGAAGTGCTTTTCAGATTAAAGCCCAACGTGGGGACGCATGTGGAGGGGCGTGGCGCAAGCATTGTGACCTACCGGGCAGGCGACGTGGTGGAAAGCGACAAAGACCTTGCCGCGAAGTTTCCCCACAAGTTTGAGCGCATTGCTGAGATTAAGCCTGTGGCTGCACCGAGCCAGCAGGCCCCTGCCCAGGCTGAGGCGGCTGCTGTCGTGCCCGAGACGGCCCCAGACAAGCCCGCCAGCAAGCCCAAGGGCAAGCCCGGCAGGCCCAAGGGGCAGGACGTTACAGCCCAGTTCTCTGGGGCTGCCGAGAAGGACCTCAAAATCGTGTTGAGGGACGATTTGTACGTGGTTTACGATGCAGATCGCCCCACTGTGGTACTCGACAACTTCGAGACCAAGGACGCATTGACGGAGTGGCTATCGAAACAGTAGTCATGCAGTGGAAGCCAGAACAACTTTGGGAAGGGGCTGACGTCTTTATCATAGGCGGAGGCCCCTCTTTGCGTTCCTTTGATTGGACAAAGCTGATTGGCCGAAAGACAATTGGCTGCAATGATGCATTTCGGCTTGGCCCTGATGTTTGTGCAGCGTGCATCTTTGGGGACTTACGTTGGTTTAACGTTCATAGAAAGGCTTTGCAGGAGTTTCCAAACCCTGTTTACACAAATCAGCCATCTTTGCATGATGGCAAAGGTGTGCCTTGGCTAAGAACATTGCCAAGGAAGCCAAAAGGGCTTCATAAGGATGCCCTAGGATGGGGCTGCAATACAGGGTGCTCTGCTATTAACTTGGCCTTATTGCTTGGGGCTAGGCGTGTGTTTTTGCTTGGCTTCGACATGCAAGTTCTGGACGGGAAGACTAACTGGCATGATGCGAATATAAGCAAGCCAACTGATGCGACCTACAAGAACTACCAAAAGGGTTTCGCTGCAATTGCTAAAGACCTGCCAGTGGTTTTTCCCGGCTGTTGCGTTTACAATTGTGGGAAGGAAAGCCGTTTACAAGTGTTCCAGAAGGTGGATCTGGAGGCAGCTTTGTGTGGCGTTATCTCCCCTGTTTGTGGCTAGTTTGGTGTGCGCCATCTGCACTTCAGGTTGGTAGCACCACTCAACCAGCATTTGAGCTCGATGTGGTAGTTCACATGGAGCCAGGGGCAGTGCAGATCCCAGTTCAACCTGGGGCTATGGCTGTAACCACACCACCCATACCAGAGTCCACAAGCTACTCGTTTGGGCTAGCCTTGTTCTTTATAGGGCTGGCCATTGCTGGTGGCATCATCCATTTTTGGTGGGCACGGAAGAGGAAAAATGGCAAGAACTAGTGCAGCATCCGTGCAAGGTATCATAGAGACGGAAGCGTCCATCAGCCTTACTCCATTTATTGAGGCTGCTAATCAATTGGTGACTGATGTTTGCACTAGTTCTAGCTACACGGATGAAAAGTTGGAGCTGATCGAGCGGTGGCTGGCAGCCCACTTTTACGCTGTCCGTGATATGCGTCCTGCGGAGGAGGCGGCTGGTTCTGTCCGGCAGCGGTTCCAGTATAGGGTCGATTTGAACTTGGCTGTGACTGTGTACGGTCAGCAGGCAATGCTTTTGGATACAGCGGGAAATCTTGCTGCACTGAACAAACGGATTACCGAGGGCAGGACACAAACGTTTGGACAGGTTTCGTGGCTAGGGACAGAGAACTGGGGGGTAACTGAAGAAGCATGGGCATAGAAACGCGAATGCTGAAGCAGGATGCCCTTTACTGGGGACCCCCAGTAGAGAATGGGGATGGTGGGTTCGATTACCCTGATCCGGTGGAGATAAAGTGCCGGTGGGAGGAAGTTGTAGGCGAAGCAAAGGACACAATGAGCCATGAGCTGGTAAAGGACTCCACAGTTTATGTAGATCGTGATGTGGAGGTTGATGGCTACCTGTGCTTTGATAAGAGCCTCTCGGCAGTTGAGGGAGTCCCGGCAGACAAAGTAGAAGGTGCTGTGCGGATTAAGGGGTTTCAGAAAATACCGAACTTTCGGGCGACTAAGTTCTTGCGGGTGGTGACGATCTAATGCCGGACACACTATTTAGTGGTGATGAGGCAGAGGATCTGTTTGAACGGACGTATGGCAGGCCAATAAGGCCCAATGAACGAGGGCCTAGGCCGGGTGCCCCGTTAGCCCGGCAGATACCTGGGGCGGCTGGTGCAAGAAGCCAAGCACAAGCCCTGATGAGCAAGAGGTACAGTGGCCGCATACGGGGGCTAGACGTCGTAGAGGCGAACCTACGAAGGCTGGCTAAAAAGATGAAATCAAACGTTCGCCCGGCAATGACGCAGGTGGTTACATTGATCCAACGGGAATCAATGGAACGCACCCCAATAAGAACGGGATTTCTGCGGGCCAGTCATCGTTCGACTGTTCGTGGGACTGGCCGGAAGACTGTTGGCACTATCTTCGTGACGGCTTCTTATGCTTTGTTTGTGCACGAAGCGTCGCCAACCGTAAAGTTTAGAAGTGCTTGGCCCCGTGGCCGAAAGTACTTGGAGAGGGCTGTAACAGATAACCTCGACAAGATTTTGGCTATCATAAAAAGGTGGATGAGGCCAAGGTGAGTGTAATCTGGACACCAGTTGCGAGAATTATTCGTGCCTACCTTGTGGAGCAAGGGGTGGGTGCTGAGTATTCTGAAAATGCTGAGTGGCCCATTGCTACAGCGGCAAGCCCGGAGAAACCGGATGATCTGATTACAATCTTTGATGAAGCTGCGGTTAAGCGTGGACGAACAGTTGACAGTGGTGTGCTTGAAGATCCTGTGGTGTTGATCGAAATCCGTAGCAGGCGTCACGAAGATGGATTGTATAAGGCAAAGGAAGTTCAAGAGGCAATGGACTCCCTGAGCTTTTGGGAATGGTCTGGCGTGTTTGGAGAACACAGCGAGACTATAAAGATCGCAACGGCAAGGCGGGCAAGAGGTATTTTCCCGCTTGGCCGAGATGAGAACAATAACTGGAAGTTTAACCTGGAGTATACTCTGGTGATCCAGAGCATCACTTAAAGCGAGGTGGCCAGTGCAAGCCAGGACACTCAAAGACGGGTTTGGCATACAGATTACCTTCGGGACCGGCCTGAGTGGCAGAGACTACTCTGGTATCATGCTTTTGATGGACCCCACGAGCGTTACGCCTCCTGGGCTGGAGGGTGGGGATGCTATCGACACCACCACCCATTCAAACACGGCGTACAGAACCAAGCACGAGCGTTCGTTGAAGGAAATCACGGATGCATCCATGACGGTTGTGTACGATCCGGATGCGTGGACATCGATTGTTGCGGCTATCAACGACAATACGCTGATCACGTTTACCTTCCCAGATGCCTCTTCGGTATCTGTGTACGGTTACCTCAAGAGCTTTATTCCCAACGAGTACGTTGAGGGTGAACAGGCAACTGCTGAGTGTGTGATCGTGGTTACGAACTGGAACCATAACACTGGTGCCGAAGCTGGACCGATCTACACAGCCGGTTCGTAATGAATGGCTTGCTTTTTAGCTTTACGGAACAAGGAGCGCTAATATGAAGGCCGGGACACTCAAAGACGGATTTGGGATAACGATCACGTTTGCGGGGCACAACTTCTCGCTGGTGCTGGACCCCACAAGCATCACCCCGCCCGGTGTGGAAGGTGGTGACCCAATTGACACCACTACCCATTCGAACATCGCATATCGGACAAAGTATCCGAGATCCCTCAAGGAGATTACGGATGCATCCATGACGGTTGTGTACGACCCGGGTGCGTGGGATAACATTGTTGCGGCTATCAACGACAACACGCTGATCACGTTTACCTTCCCAGATGCCTCTTCGTTAGCTGTGTATGGCTACCTCAAGAGCTTCACCCCAAACGAGTACGTTGAGGGTGAACAGGCAACTGCTGAGTGTGTGATCGTGGTTACGAACGACAATGAGGGCACGGAAACCGGCCCGGCGCACACTTAGGCGGCGTAAGTTTGATTTTTGTTGGTTCTTTTTAGGGACACAAGGAGACCGAAATGGAGCCCATGGAATTTTCGAACACACCGGAAGTGCAGCCTGTTACGATTGACGGGGTGTACTATGAGATTCGGGAACTGACGGCAGACAGCCGCGCTGCCTATCTCAAGGCCCTGACCAAGACCATGCAGGTCAAGCTTATTGGCACTGGTGAAAAGGACGCCAATGGCCGTGAAATCATGCGTAAAGAAATCACGGTGATCGACATGGACGGCGCACAAAAAGAACTGCTGTGCGGCTGCATGTTCAGGCGCGACGATGCTAAGGGCACGTTTACCCCAGTTACGGCAAAAGAAGTTGGTGCGTGGCGCGGCAAGATTATCGAGCAGCTCGTGAAGCGTGCCTCTGACATCAACGGGCTCGAGATGCCTGACGACAAACTGAACGAGGCCGCTGAAAAAAACTAACTGATGGGGATGGTTTGTTTTGGTGTAAGCTCGCGAAGACGCTGTGCAGGCCAATTTGCGAGCTACGCCAGACCCTCCCCCTCAGTGAATTGCGGCTTTGGAATGCCTACTTTAACACGGAGACGGATAGGCATGAAAAGATAGAGTGGTACTTAGCACAGGTTGCTATGGCCATTGATCAATCAATGGGGCTGAAGAAGGGTAGGCGGCGACAGCTTAAGGACTACCTTATCAAGTTTGCGAAGCCAAAGCCTGCACCCAAGGACAGTGAGGCTGCGAAGAAGTGGGCGCTTACTTGGATCCAGAACCTTGCTGCGGTATCTAAGATGCAGAAGAAAGACCCCAGGCCAGCGAGGAAAAAATGATACCAATGTCGTTAGGTGCACTTGCGGTATCAGTTTACGTCGACCATACTGGTATCGACACAGGTGCCCGCGCGGCTATTGTTAAGCTTGAGCAGCTTGCTCGTACACTACAGCAACGGGGCCTAAGCCAGCTTTTCGTTGGCATTTCTCTTGCCATACCATTCAAGAAGGCAATTGAAGACATAGCAGCCTTTGACAGGCAGATGCGGCTTGTGGCTACTGTCACCAAGGACACGGCCAAGTACATAGGCCAGTACACCAAAGCAG